GCTCAACCCCGAGAAATCGATCGTGCCGCTGCGATCGCCGCGCAGCTGGTCGAGCCAGTGCCGCTGCCCGTCGGATACGAGAGGCACCTGCTCCATGATCCGCAGCAGCACTTTGCGCAACGGCGCCCCTTGCGCCGCATCCTGCGCCATCACCACGAACGAAACATGCACCGCTTGGCCGGCGTCCACAAAAATCGCTCCACCCGTTTCTATCACTTCCATTTCCTGCACTCCTTTCCGTTTTTTCTCGACGCTCGACGACACCGGTTCCGCTGCTTGCCCAGCCCACTCTTTTCTCATCCTCTACCCTTCATACCGTTCACCTACCCTTAACATCTCTAACTCTTTGTTTTTTTTCCCTTTGTGAAGGGTGTTAAGGGTATGAATGGCAAATTTGCAGAGAACGGCCCTATAAATCTCGCTCATCGCCCTATTCCTTCAGATTCCCATGCGCGCGCACGCACATGAGGCCACACCCTTAATACCGTTAACACTGTTCACAACCCGCATTGATACTGGCTCTCCGCGTGTGAAGGCTCGCGTCAATGTGATGGGTCACTGTCCACATTGCCGCCATACTTGGCCCGGTATGCCCGCAGATCCGTTTCGAAGAGCGCGCTCGAGGCCTCGGCCCACTCGGCCAGCGTCCTACTGCTGCCCGGCTGCTCGCCTACCAGGAAGACCATGCGCTGCTTGACCTTGCTGCCGAGGTCGTACTTGATGAGGTGCTTGCGCATCGCGTCGCCGGCGTACCGCGCGACCATGGGACTGAACGCGGTCATTGAGGTGTACATCGGCTCACCGGATCGGGCGCACCACACCTTGAAGGCGTCGTACAGCTGGTTCACGCTGACCGTGATGAACGGCAGGGGCAGGAAGCCGCCCGACCACTCACGATAGAAGCGCTCGGCCGGCGCCAGGCTCTTTTCGATCAGGCTGTCCTTGGCGTCGTTGTAGATCGGCTTCGTGTGGGCATTGAAGTCGCCCATGTCCAGCTCGTACATTAAGAAGTGGTAGAAGGCCTCGACGCCGCCCTGGGCAATCTCCGCGCTGACGCTTTCATAGAACTCCCGGCCCAGCGCCGGTGGCGTCCACACCACCAGGTAGCGGCGGTCTGTCTTGTCCAGGGCCAGCGGCTGCAGCTCGTTCGAGAGGAACACGAAGTTCATCTGGTTCTTCTCGACGTGCTCAGGCATGCCCTTCGGGTTCACGATCACGGTCTCGCCGGAGATCAGGCCCTTGAGCTTGCCCTTCATCTGCTTGAGTTCCGCCCTGGTCACCACCTCGTCCGCGACCATGAACAGCTTCATGCTCGCCCAGTCGTTAAACTTCGATTCGAGCTGGTCATTCCCGATCACGTAGCCGTAGTCGCCGTAGATCGGCTTCACCACGCGCTCGAAGAAGAAGTTTTTGCCCGAGCCCTCGTCGCCGTGCATGATGATCGAGGTCGGCAGCTTCGCGCCCGGGTTGCGCAGCGGGTATGCGAGCCAGCGCAGGATCCACGTCTCCAGCTCCTCGTCGCCGTTGCACAGGTGCGCGAGCAGTGTCCGGATCAGCAGGCAATTGCCCTTCTTGGGCTTCATCGGCCAGCCGTTGAACAGGTTCACGGTCGCGGTGGGCCCGCTCGGCGCCGGCGACGGCGTCTGCTTCGGATCGAACACGATGTTCTTTTTGAGCACCCATTTCCGAGCGTCGCCGCTCCAGAACTTCATCACGTCGCTATTGGCCACGATGGTGCGCATGGCAGCCAGGCGCATCAGCATCCGGTGCCGGCAGTCCCATACCATGTCCTCGCCGTACACCAGGATGAAGTTCTCCAGCACCTCGTCAACCTTGTCCCAGTGGTCGCGCCCATACACCTTCTTGGGCTTGTCCTTGTGCTTCTTCTCTCCATCGTCGTCCTCGTCGACGTCTTCCCCCTTCCCCTCGCGCGAAGCGGCGCCGGCCTGCTCCCGGCCTTGGGGCATATCCTCACCAAATCTCTCATCAAAATTCGGCGACACCTCCTCATTCGCGCTTGCGCGCGGCTGCTCCGCAGCGGGGGGAGCGGGGGCCGCTGGCGGCTGAGCGCCGGCCGCCTCCGCGTGGGGGGAAGGGGGAGAATCGATATTGCGCTGCTTCGCAGCGAAGGGGAGAACATTCGCAGGCGGCAGCGCTGCCTCGGCCGCTTGCGCGGGGTCGGGGGCGGTGGACCCGGTATTGCGCTGCTGCGCAGCGAGGAGGAGAGGGGCACCGGCTGGCGCCGGCGCCAGGATCTCGCGGTTACCGTTCGACAGCATCCCCGACACGACTCCGGCCAGCTCCATTTGCTCGAGCAGGTGGGCGGCACGGTTGTAACCGATGCGAAGGTGGCGCTGCACCAAGGAGATAGACGCTCGGCTGTGCTGCAGCACGACGGCGACTGCCTGGTCATACAGCGGATCGGCATCGCTGTCGCTCGCGGCCGCTTGCGCGGGGGTGGCGGGGGATTCGGTATTGCGCTGCTGCGCAGCGAGGAGAGAAAGACCGAGTTGCGCCGCGACCTTGTCCAGCCCCTCCTCAAGGTGGAGGTCGTTGAAATCGGTGATCTTGCGCCCTGCCCGATCGACCGCAAACAGGGGCACCGCCACCGAAGCATTGCCTACGGCCGCGGCTGCGGCGTGGCAGCTGGCCACGCCTGCATTCGTGAACGTGGGAGTGCGAACGATGCGGCCCTTACGGATGTCGGCCTCGATGTACCGGATGCCCTGGGCGTCTGCACGCCATCTGGCCATCACCTCGACCTGGTCGCCATCATCGGCGGTGACGCGGTGCGTCGCGCCGTCGATCGGCACCGGGACGGAGACCTTGAACTCCTCCTGCAGGCGCTCGACGTAGCGCTCGGTCAGCAGGTAGTCGTCGTCGGCCAGCAGCAGCAGATGCGCGTGCGGGTAGCGCTGGCGCAGGGCCTTGGCCACGTGGATCAGGTTGCCGGCGTTGAGGGCGACGACGACAGGCAGATCGTAGCCAGGGACGAGGGACAGGCGGGCACTGGCACAGGTCGCGTAGCCCTCGCCGATCGCGATGATCGGGGCGCCCGGCAGGTTGCCGAGAATGTGGGCGACGCCGATCGCGTCCATGCCCTTGTTGAGCATCTTTTCGCCGGCAGCGTCGATCTTCTGCAGGCCGAGCAGCTGGCCATTTCGCACTAGGGGGATGAGCAGCCGGCCATCGAGGCCGACACGCAGCCCTTCGCCCGGCACCTGCTTGCGCGCCAGGTATGGATGCACGACCGGGATGCCCTCGGCCTTGCGCCACTGGTCGCGGGCGCGGCCGGCTGCTAGGCGCGCAGCCTGCTCGCGCTTTTCCTCCTCGGCCTTCTCAGCAGCCCGCTGCTGCCGCGTGTACTCGGCACGTTCCTCATCGGTCATGCTCGAGGTGTCGACTTTCACCGGTACCGTGTTGCGGTTCTCGCCCTGGAAGTGTCCAAACGCGCCGGTGACGACCGTACGGCCCGAGTTCAAGGTCAACTCGCGCAGGATGTACCAGCACTTCTTCTGCGGCCCGAATCGCTGGAACTTGCCGTTCATGATCGGGTGATTCGCGGGAAGCGCCGGCAGGCCATACTCGAGCATTTGCAGGACTACTTGTTCCTTGCTGCTCATCCGTTGCTGTCCTCGTGCTGCACCTTGATGCTGCTGCGGAAGGCGACCTGCTTACCCGCGTGCAGCGATGGGACGCCTTGGTAGTCGAATGCCCCCGGCCGCAGAACGCGTGGGCTCGGCCGGTTGCAGGGGGAGAGGGGTCGGCTTTGGACTGGGTAGGCGCTCGCCGGCGCCGCCGGCGCAGGGTTGGCGGCCGGATCCATGTACGCCTGGCCGCGACTGGTAAGCGTCAACGCTTCGTCGCGGCGCAGCACCAGGCGCTGCCGCTCGAGCGGGCCGAGGATGAGCCTCTGGAATCGCCCAGGCGTCTGCTCCCAAAGCAACTGAGCCATGAGGGCGGCCGGCGTGGCCTGGCCGCCCATCTTTTGCAGGTGCTGCAGGGCTTGATACGCGCCGCTGCCCTTGTTCGGGCCCTTGATCGCGGTAGTCATGCTCGCTCCTGTCGCGGTTGAGGCGTGTAGATCCGGAGCATCAGGGCGAGCAGCTCGGCGAGCACCTTGTGCATGCGTGCGGCGTCGTCCTCGAGCTGCTCCTTTTCGCGCTGGTCGATCTTGTCGTCGGCCGTCGCCTCAGTGAAGTGCCGCGAAAAGGTGCCGAGCTCGGCGTACAGGTCGTTGAACTTCTTCATCAGGACGTCGTTCTCGCACGACAGGTCATCGGGCAGCTTCACGAACACGCCACCCGACGTCGTAGCGATCGCCTCCGCGTACAGCGTCGTCCCCGACAATGCCTGCAGGGCCATGCAGTGCTCCTCGCTGAGCACCTGGCCCTTTACCTCATAGGCACGGTTACGCAGCGCAGCGGGCGTCAGGCTGAGATAGGCCGCAGCCACTTCCCAAGTGCCGGACACCCTGCGGATCATCTCAAGCTTTGCATCACGCAATTCCATACATCCCCCAGCTTTATTTTGGTTTTGCCGACACGAAGTAGGCATTACAGTTCAACAACAATTACAAAAACAAAACTTCCTATGTCCTCAACGAGATTCGTCCAAGCCGTCCAAGCGATGCACCTGGTGCACTGGCTCGACCATGGGTTCCTACGCACGCTTGAGCCGCACTTGTTTGCCAGGCTTTCAGGTGGCCGCGACGTACTGATCGCGTACCAAGTCGCAGGTGGCTCGCAAATTGATGAGCAGCAGTGCTGGAAAGTGATTGACGTGACCGAGGTAGTGACTGTCGCGGATACGGAACACTTCGCCCGCAGCCGAGATGTGCCGGTCCACCTGCAGGAGCTGGTGCGCGCCATTTACGCATCGGTGGGCTCTCCTGATGCACCGCCTGCCCGCTCGTCCTTGGCGGTACCGCGCAGGTAGGCCCAGTCGACATCGGGGCGAAGATCTTCACAGCACACAGCGCCGCGGGATTCCCTGTCGATGTTGATGCAAAGGCTCTCGCCCAGCCGCTGATTGACGCTCACGGCCTTGCGGAGATAGCGCTCGGTCGTTTCACAAGCGGCGCAGAATTCGGCGCGCTCCGACTTACCGAGGTTGTTCAAGAATGCGCGTAGTTTGTCCATGGGCAAGCATATTACTAAACGGTAATGAGAACAGTCAACACCGTTTGGTGATTTACTCTTTAGTAATCGGCTAGGACAATCCCGGCTATGGAAATCCAAGACATCCGCCGCGCCCGCCTAGCGCAGCTCATACAGGAACGGTATGGCAACTCCCAGGCTAGGTTCGTCGACGAAACAGGTGAGAACCAGGGGGAGGTGTCCGGCCTCCTGCGGACCAAGTCGTTTGGGGAAAGGAAGGCCAGAAAGCTTGAGGCCAAGTGCAACCTGCCGGCTGGCTGGTTCGATATCGACCCCACATTGGACGCGGCTGCGCCAACTGAGGAAGCACCGTCGCTGCGACAACAGCGATCACTTTACGTTGTCGAAAAAGTCGAACCACAATGGATGGCCCTGGTCCACGTGACGCAGCGAGAGCTCGACCTGCTGACACGGTACCGGCGCTCGTCGGATATCGGGAAGAGCCTCATTGAAACGGCAGCCGAGTCAGCCGCAGGCAGCGAGTCAGGATCGGGTTCCGCCCACCAAACGTAAGACAGGCTGGGCCTGCGCCGGGTGCTTTGTCGCCATGGCCTGGGCGAGTTTCAACATCTCTATACGCGCCTCAGGGCTCATCACCCTGAGCGCCTCCTTCATCTGCTGGAAATACTGTTCCACTCCTCACCCCGGCGTAACAACTTAGTTCTGTTGGCACACGACAACTTCTTAAGTTTAGAATACTACACCATTTATACTGTATGAATATACAGTAAATTTCATTTTTTATAGCACCGCCGAGACTACTGGAAACGCGGTAGGGCTATTGCATACATACAACAGACCTCGACACGCCGGCAGTCTGCCGGCTTTTTTTTCACGGTTTATGCCGAAATAACCCGAATATTACCGTTTGGTGTTGACGTTAGTCATTACCATTTAGTAATATCCATCACATCTCTTGAGCCTGCTGAAAGGATGTGACCATGAGGTCGTTTCAAGTAACCGTACAGATGCCCGGTCAAGTGCATCGCTTCTACGCCATCGCCCCTTCAGCTGCCTCCGCATATGAGGCGGCCGCAGCAGAACAAGGCGATGCAGTGTTCGGCATTACGGTCCTTCCGCTATGAGCCGACAGTCCACGCCCTACACCCGCACCGCGGCGCCTGGCACCGGTCAGCTTCACCAGGCGCTCGAAGATGCGCGCGACCGCGACACCTTGCGCCGCTTCTGCAGTGCATACGTCTGCACACCTGCCGAGGTGTCGGAAGACGGCAAGCGCCTCCATATGCCACGCGTCCTGCAGCTGATGCGTACCCGCGGCTATGCGGTTTCCGAGCCCTTCAAAGCACCCCACCAGCCGAAGCGTGGGCTCACCGCCTGGATGGTCCACATCCGCACCGAGCGCGTCGAGTTCGACATTGGTTACTACACCCCCGAAGCGGTCCAGCCGCGCGAGAAGAAGCCGCAAATTCGCACCCTGGAGCACGCATGACCACGACCGCAATCACCGCCACCGAAAAGCCCATCATCGTCGACGAGCTCGTCACCGATCAGGGCGTGTACGGGCTGTACGACATCGCACGCATTCGCCGCTCGCCGGACA